CATGATTAAGTACCTTTTCTAAGTAAAGCAACCTGTCTTGCGTATTCTTCAATCGGCACCCCAAGTCGACGCGCTTGCGCGGCTTCTGATGCTTTTAACCGAACACGGTTAGGTGGTGTACTACGCGAGGCCGGAGCCACTGGCGAAGTAATTCGTGTTGCACGGCGTGGGGGTTCATCATCCTCATCAACCGGTTCTGACGCTCTTTTCTTTGGAGGCGGTTCGTCTTCCTCGTAGCTCTGGTCACTTTCAAAGTGCTCAGGAAATCGTTTGCGCATCGTTTTATCGATGGTTCTGAAGTACTCTTCAGTACCTACATAATCCGGACCATACTCTTTCTGCAACTTTCTGTCAATACCCATTGCAGTCATTGTCATTTCGTCGTCGACGCCCCACCAATCACTGTTGTTTTCGACCCATCTTTTAGTACGGGGAGACACCTTTGGAGTGTCATCGGCTTCGCGTGCGGGAGGTTCAAACTCTCTGTCCTCATTCTTGATTGGCTTCATGCTCTCGGCGCGGTCAATCTTGAGGGTGGCTCTGGCGATCGCCTCCTGCGCCTGCACGATTGCGTCAGGATCAGCGGCTTCATATGCCTTCTTGTACTTCTCCTTGGCGGCCTCCAACTCAGTCTGAGCAGCTGATTTTGACTGCTGGATGTAGGCTTCGCTACCTGTAGAGAGCTGTTGCTGGAGTCGTTTGTTTTCTTCAAGGATTTGTTTTGCGTAGGCTTCAGTTGCTTCGCGTTCCCGCAGAGCCTGTTCCTTCGCACGGCGTTCGTCGTGGTAACCACGGGTGAACTTCTTGATACGCTTTTGAACCTTCTCGTCGTAGGAGGCCAACTCTTCGTCGGTTACTTCCTCGACTGGCTCTTTCATGGGCTTGCGGCCACGATCAGGGACGGGCGTATCGTCTTCAATCTCAATTTCCAATTTGTCTTCATCCGCCTTCTTGGCTTCGATTTCATCGGGAAACTCGTATGTGTCGTCAAATTTTGTTGCCATGTGTTACTCCTTATGCAGCACGGGTGATTCCGCGCGGGTCTTCCACAACCGCTTCCACGCTGTCATCGTTGATGATGCGGAACTCACGGCCATGAATCTTCAGACGGGTGCCTGAATTGGGGCGGACGATGACGAAGTCACCTTCCTTGCAGCTTGGCCCACTGGGGAACCGAGTGGTGTCTTTATACGCATCAGGCCCAAGCTTGATGACGAACAAGACGGGGGTCAGCACTTCTTCGTAGTGCATAGTTTTTGAGTCTTTAATCAGACCCACTTCACTATCTTGATACTCTTCCATCGCTTCAGGAACAACGCACAGAAGACGAAAAGTCTTGGGATCGGGCAACTGCTTGGCTTTTTCTTCGGCGGTCTTATTCAGAATGCCAGACAGATCAACGGCAGTGGTGTCAAACTCAGTCATCAGATTTCTCCATTTTTTGCACAAGGTCTTCAATGATGTTTTCTGCGTAGTTCAGACCTTGGACAACTCCGCAGACTCTTCGATACTCTTCAATCGTGTCGCAGCGGCCAGCAGCCGTATACGCTTCACGCTCTTGCTTTAGCTTTTGAATCTCTTTGACTATCAAAGCCAACAGTTTGTAATCGCTCAATCTTTCTCCTTCTTAAGTGGCTGAGATTTTTGGCCGGTATTTTGGGCAGCCCGTTGAGCTGCTTGCTGCGCGGCCATCTGTGCTCGATGTTTCGCAACATCAATGCCCATGCGCGCGCCTTCAATTTCTGATTGGCGAGCGGCTTTGTCTTTTGCAGCGGCTGCGTTTGCCGCGACCTGCATAGCAGCGATCTCTTTTTGAGCCGCGATACGTGCTTCTTCAACGCGAATCTGATCTGCTTTGGCGGCAGCATCAATTTGTTGCTTCTGTTGTTTCAGCTGCAACTCACCCTGTTTGATCTGCAACTCTTGCATCTGCATCTGAACAATCGGGTCCTGCATCTGTTGTTGTGCTTTCTGCTGTTGAGCTTCTTGTTGGTTCTGCTGCAACAACTGTGTAGACGCTTGAGCGGCCATGACAGCAATCTTGTCTGCCAACTCTGGAGCAACTTGCTTGTTTTGATCTTCTGAAGGCAGTGTTATACCCATCGTCGTCTCAACTTGTTTACGATACTCAAACGCAATATGTTCGTTGATGTGAGCCATAGCTGCTGCCATGATCTGCTGCGCCATCGGATTCATCTGCATCAACTGTTGAATCTTCGGGTCTTGTATTGCGGACATATGCACAGCAATATGTGCCTGATGGTTCTGTTCCATGAACGCCTTGACAGGCTTCATGGTGAGCAACGCTTGGTTCTCAGACACAGGGTCCACAGGTATGGCGTCGTCTTCTGTCTTGACCAGCTTGTTCGCGTTCTTCACACCCAAGACCTCAATCATCTGACGGTGTAAGAGAGACAAGTCATACAACTGGGGAGCCTGTTGCGCCAACTGCATCACTGCTTGGTACTGCACAATCTTTTGCGCCATCGTTGCTGCATTGGGGTCACTCACAGGAATGACATCAACTTGCTCGTAGTCTGATTTACGAGCAGTGCGGCTACCTTCGACTGGTTCGTAGTCGTAGTCTTCTGGGGCATAGTCAGCGATGATGACTTTGAGGAGTTTGAACTCCTGCTTCATAGTGAAGTGCATACGAGCCTGCACAGCGCCCATCACTTTAAGAGTACGCTCAAGCAACGCCAATGTTGTACCCACTGGGGCTTGTGCCGACATGTCGGACACGTTCATATCACCTGATGACGCAAACGCTCTGCCTTCTTCTACGATGTTTTGGAACAGCGCGAATAAAACCTGACTTGGCTCTTTGTACGGTAGTGGGAGAATGTTGTCGCGGATTGAACCACTTGGTACGTCTACATCTCGGAACTCTCCGGGCTGGATAGGTGTATCGTCACCTTTGATGCGGAGACCGCGAGACTTGAGGCCACCGGGTAAGTTCGAGAGTGTGCCTGCATCCACGAGCTGACGGATGAGCATCGTCGCGCTCTTCGCGTAGCCGCCGATAAGGTGGATAAGACCGTAACCATAGAAGCCAAAACCGGGGATGTATTGGTAGTGGACAAAGTGCTGTCGCTTGAGATGGAGTTCATCATCTTCATACCAATTTCTCCTGATGGCTAAAACAGTCCCAGTCTGCTTCTCAATCGTCACAACATATGGTAGTGCAATACCTGTAGGCTTACCCTTCTTGTCAGTGTGTTCGAAGCCGGGTAAGTCTAAGTCAACGTGCATCTCAAGTATGCGATATCTATCGTCTTGAGTCGCTGACATCCCATCTTCTTCAGCTTTCTGCTTCTCAATGTCGTCCAACTCGTAGCCGGGGTCGCCCAGTTCTACGTCAGCATAGAACCCAGCATTCTGCAATCGCAACACTTCATTCTTCGTCTTACGCATCACATGCGTAACCCGCTCTGCTGTCTCTAAACTCGTGGCCCCATACGGCACAACAATGTCTTCAGCGGGGATAAATACCGCGGCTTGACGACCTTTACTTGGGTCGTAATACACCTTCTTGAACGCTGAACCAGCCAAGGGCAAGTTCCACAACATCTTCTCATGCTCTGGTCGGTACTCGACCATCACTTCAGTGAGCTGATAGTTCATGTCCTCCTGCACGCGCGCGGCTGCGTCTTCTGCCTCGGGTGAGTCTTTGCCAATGATCTTCGTCTTCACAGGCCCCATCGCAGGGAACGTCTCCGTTATCCCCTCTGACTGAAACCTCACAACACTCTCAGTCAGCATCGGGTGAAACACGCCACACGCCCCCTGCCAAGGCTCTGTTCTATCCTCATACTTCAGGCCCAACAACTTCAGACCTTCTACATATGTTTTGATCCAGTCCTTGCGATCCATCGTGTCTTTATCGAAGTCATCAATGAGATCAGAACTGAGCATGGCCAACTCTTTGTCGTCCATGTACTCGGCAAGATTGGCATCAAATGTATCGGCTGTCTCTTTCCGCGGCTTGAGATCAATCTCTATGTCACCCAGACCGATGTTGACTGCCTCGGGGTCTTCGATCTCAATCTCAATGTCCGGCGCACCTTCTGAGATGAGTTCTTCAAGCCCTTGCGGTGCTGCGTATAAGCCTTTACTGATTGCCATTTTGTGTCCTTACACCGTGTAGTACCGCTCTGAGCGGCGACTTTTAAAATACTGAACTTCATCAGGTTCGTCGTTTGGCAGCCTGATGAAACCCCCTTGACGGAATCGCGCCAGAGCTTGTGTGGTTGAGTCAACCAAGTCATCGTTCGTACCGCTTGGAAAGTCGTTACACTCCTCGATGACTTCTCTGGCCCATCTGCGGTCCGGTGCCCACACCATCCCCGAAGAAAACAAGTCAGAGACAGCATTCACGCGGGCAATCTTATCCTGTCCTTTACCCGGCGTAAACTCCCCAACAGGCACTCCCATACGCCTAAACTCTTGGTACAGAGCCGCCCCGTTGGACTTCTTCTCCACCACAAACGCGTCCGGCTGCCACTCTTTGTACTCCTCGAGCACCATCTTCTTCAGGTCCGGAAACTCCATGCGTTTCTTGATGGCGTTGAGCAATATGATGTTGTAGTTGTTCGTGTTCTCGTTGTAGAACACACCCCACGTTGTAAGTGCGTTGTAGTCAGCCCGAGTGTTGGCCTCCTGCGCAGCATCCAAGCTCATGATGATGAACTCACATTGGGGCGGTGGGGCATCGTCGTCCCATATCTGCCACCATTCCCTCTTTATCAGCGCACCTTCTTCTGATACGGGGTTCTGCATGTACTGGGCCTGCCAGTACCGGGGGTCCATACCTGCCTTCTTGGACAGCAACTCCTCCAGTGTCCAGAACTCACCCCACAAGGGCTTATCGTTCAGTATGGCCGGGAACTCTACGATCTCCCAATCATCTACGTCCTCTTCTTTGGCCATCTGACTGACAATCTGACCCGTCAAATCCAGCTTGGACCAACGAGTCATCACAATAATAATAGCGCCTCCCGGCATAAGGCGCTGGAGAGGGCCAGACTGAAACCACTCCCAAGCAGGAAGAAACACATCGGGTCTTCCAGTTTTAGCCTCTTGCTCAGAATGAGGATCGTCAATAATGAATAGATCAGCACCGCGCCCAGCGAGAGCGCCACCCACACCAATAGCAAAGTACTCGCCTTGAGCATTTGTTCCCCATCTTGAAGCTGATTTACTGTCAGATTGCAGTTCTACGTCCGGAAAAATGTCTTTATAGTTATCTGAACCCACAAGATTACGAACGCGGCGACCAAAATTAACAGCCAAATCTGCTGTGTGAGACGCCATAATGACCTTCTTATGGGGGAATTTGCCCAAAAACCATGCTGGCGCAAGATAGGAAATGAGTTCAGACTTGCCATGTCGAGGTGCAATATTAACAATGACACGCTTTTTATTTCCGTTGGAGATATCTTCAAAGATTTTAGCGAGTCGACGATGATGCGGACCAACTTTATAGCCCGGGTATACATGATCTGCGAACTCCAATAGGTTATCTTTGCCCAAATTCTGCACGGACTGGGCATCCCAGACCTTTATAAGCTCAAGAATCTTGCGTTTTTCATCATTTGACGCTGTCGGCAACAGGTTTTTCAGGGTTTCTATCTGTTCCCGTGTAACTTTCACCGTACAACCTCTACCATTGCGACGTCAACTGTGCGTCTTTCCAGTTTGGCCAAGGTTTCAAGCAGTTCTTTCTCGACTTCTTCGATAGACTGCTGTTTGTGCGTGACTTCAGAGCGTTTCTTAAAGGCGTCGACCCCGTCAACTTCCCCTAAAGCACGCAGTGCAGTCAGCCGAATCTTGGCATCGGGGTGATCTGTCTCGGCCACCAGCTTATTCACCACAAATTTCTTCAGATCAGCCAGCTCTTTGACCACCATCGTGTCATGCTGCGCGACCATCCCGGCCAAATATGCAATCGTGGCGTTGGGATACGTGGATAAAGTGGGAACTTGCTTTTGATCGCCCATCATAGTCTGGGCAATCTCGACCGCCTGCTGGCGTTCTTCATCATTTGGGGCAATTGGTGTACCTGTCAGGTCTGCTATGAGCTTGACAGTCCTTGCCCGCATATCTAATTCTTCGCGCGGAGACAGCTCGGGCATAGCGTCAGTGGCAGACGCTGGGAGCGGGACATGAGAGTCTATCTCTGGAATCAAATCTTGCATTGGGAGGAAGGTGGCACTCCAAAGTTGACGGAATATACCACGTATTTTGACGAGGAGGTAGGATTCCTACCCGGGGGGTATTAGGATAAACCCTAATAGACAAGGTGACGAGCAAAAAAAGACCCCCGGGGAGGGGGGTCAAAGGAGAGAGGCAACGAGAATGGAATTGGTGGCCCTGAGCGGCTCGGGGCGCTGGTACAACCTAACGGGCAAGCTCTCTCACCGTGCCTAAGTACCTTGCTGTCACCAACTTTGGGAATTATATCAGTTATTTGTGTGAGTCATGGTGTAGTGGGTGGGAGGGGGACCCATTTGGGAATCTGGGGGGTAGGGGTCTGCCTGTGCCATGTCCTAGGAAAGTCATAGGCGATACCCGTATATGTCAAGTTTGTGTTATACTAACTCCAATGCGATGCAATAGTGCAAAGCAGAAACGGAGAATGCAAATGGACGGAATGCTCACAATCAAGATGGCGGTAACACTGCCAACAGCTAAGTACCGCATGAAGCGTGTCACACTAGCCAAGTCATGGTGCAAGCGTAGTGAATGTGATAGTGTGTTTGCCAAGTTTTTAAGTATAAATGACCATATCAACCCCACGCTATTACGTGTGGAATGGATAGCGCAGGAAAGCGTGTTTGCTGGAGATGAGTCTTAATCAACCCGCAGGGCGAAAGCCCTGCATTTCTGGAGAATGCAAAATGTGGACACAATTAAATCTTTTTGACAAACAAACCGAAGTGGAATATGCAATGAGTTTGACATCGGATGAATTACAATCAATCAAACAAAGTAGTGAGTATTCATACGAACTGATTAAAAACTTGCGCCATATTGTGCAAAGATGTGAATCAATAAAAAAAGGCGCAGACTTACGCGCAAGGGCGGAAATAGATGCGTGTTTATCAGGGATACATAATTTTACGCGTGGATATTCTCGCTAAACACAGGGAGCTTCGGCTCCCTTTTTATTTTCGCCTGTGCCTTTGATACCAGTTATTTGTTGTTGCGCGCGAGAGCAAGGCGCGTA